AGTAGTTCTGGTATCTTTATGAAGGGTGTTCCTATGCACTGTAAGGGTGCATTGCTTTACAATCACTATACTAAGATGAACAAACTGAATAACAAGTATCCTCTTATACAGGAAGGTGACAAAATCAAGTTCTTAAATATGAGACAACCTAACCGTATGTCATCCAATGTGATTTCATTCATTACTAAGTTGCCTACAGAACTAGACTTGCATAAGATGGTTGACTATGATTTACAGTATGAGAAGTCTTTTGTTGAACCTTTGACGTTTATTATGAACCAGATTGGTTGGAACATTGACCGTTCTTACGGAACACAAACAACATTGGAAGATTTTTTTGGATAAATGCCTTGACATTTGTTGGCAAAACAAGTATACTACTAGTATAAATTATGAAAGAGGAAGTGAATGAAGTATTTTAGATATAATTTGGATGAGTTGAAACAATCATCTGATAGAAAACTTTTCAATTATATATCGTTTTTTGCAGGCGGTGGTGGTTCATCAGCAGGATATAAACTTGCTGGTGGCGATTGCCGTTTCGTTAATGAGTTTCAACAGGTTGCAGTAGATACCTATTTGTCGAACTGGCCTGAAACTCCAGCACACATTTGTGGTGATATCAAAGATGTTACTGGTGCAAAGATTATGGAGATGACAGGACTAAAAGAGGGAGAACTTGATATACTTGACGGTTCACCACCATGTCCACCATTCTCTATGTCTGGTACAAAGAAAGCAGGGTGGGGTAAAGAAAAGACTGCCTATGGTATGAAACAGAAAAACATTGAAGATTTGACATGGGAACAGATTCGTATTGCTGGTGAGATGAAACC